TGGCGACTTTTGGGTCGCTAATCCGATTTCTATGCTCATCAGCTAAGAAATCGAGATCGATCCCGATACTGTCTTTGAGACAACGTCGGAGACCCAGCCCAACAGCTCGCTGGACAAGCATATTGCAGAGAGGCTCTAGGCAGATAGACCGATCCTTAAGATTATTCTTAGGAACAGTCGACCACCGATTGCCTCCAACAAACTTAACTATACAGAAAAGCTTAAACTTATAAATCTGGAAAGCAGGTTTATCTAAATTCCTAAACCTGCACCATAATTTATAGTTTAAATTCTTTTCTGATAGTGAATGTTTTCTGCAGTAGCTCCTAAAGCGTTTCTTTACTGCATGTTTTAATGCACGATGCCAGTAAGAATAACTGGCAAAGACATCAAAACAATCTGCAGTGATAGTCCATTCCTCTGTTAACTTACAAGCAACAGAGGTTCGGTTACCAAGTGGTTCAAAACTAGAACCATTGGTAAACATAAGCTCGCCCATCCGAAAACCGGATAGGCACTTATGCACCCAAAGACGCGCTTTTGCCCAGTGCGGGCCCATTATGGCTCGGGGTTTGAGTCCTTCGTCAAATCTGATCCACCGTTCCCAAGCGTCTGTTCGACGTTTGTTAGCGGTGTCAGAGGTTGGTTCTTCAAATTTTGCAGCGAACCTAGATGATGCAAGGTCAGCTGCCCGGAATATATTGCCGTCATAATTATGACGAACAACATGATCCCGAATAAGAAGATTAACAACTCTGATCGAGTCTTGGTATGCCACAGGATAGTCCTTTCATGGTTAGGAGTTAATATTTGCTTTCTATTTCTAGAGAGCATCGTTAACATCCGGCGCCGTGGCAGGACGAAATCCTTGCATAACATTCTCGGTTTCCCAAGTCCCCATTTTGGCGGCTAGGGAGGTCAGAATATCACGAAGGCGACCTTTGGACGCTAGAGATCCAGAAACCCGGATCCTAACGGACAAAGCATCAAGGGCAGACACGCCCCCTACGGTTATCGAGTTATTATCATTTGCGATAATCTCGGTAGCGTAGTTGGCAACTTGGACGCCGTTAAGTACTTTATTAACGGTGCCATATCGGAACCGAACAGTCATGTCCGGTTTTGCAGGATCAGCGTAAGTGATTCCGCTGCTTTCCTGACTCTTCACTGATAAGGTGACGGTAGCCATTTACAGGCTCCTTTATCTTAAAGACCGTGAGAAACGGCCTAATTGTTGAAGGGACATCGCCGCCGCATCAAGAATTCTTCTCCAACTAAGAGAAGGATTCCAAGTCGGCAGCGCAGTCGAGAACGGAATAATCTGCCTGGAATACGCGTCTACTTTCTCCTCTGTAAGGAGGAAATAGCCTTCGGGATTCGAAAGAATCACGTTGGGCGTAGCAGGCGGATTAGCCCCATACCAATTAATTGGTATCATATTCCCGATACCGACCGATTGGTCGTCTACCGGTAGATGAACCAAAGTTTTGGTAGAGGTTTGATCTCGACGGGAAAGACAGGCCCACTTTCGTGTTGCGAAAGTCTGTGAAACGGAGGAGCGTAACCAATCTCCTACGTTCACAAACCAATCGACTACGAAAGAGTATGGAATCATTTCCCAAGCAGTTAC